AGGTAGCTCCTAATGGCCTATCAGGGTGGGAGTATACAGCTAGGTCCGTGGACAGGAGGGGTGATCTATAATCGTCCTGCCGAAGATGTTGCGGCAAACGAACTGTCTAGCATGCGGAACTGTCGTATCAATGCGGCAGGTGCTGTAGAAAAGCGCAAGGGGTTTGCTTCGTATGAAGATGCAAGTGCCATTGCAGGTGATCCCACGGTAACAGGCGTGCATGAGTATGACTACACTAGCTCAAGCTCTTACACGGTCATTACGGCTGCAACAAAGATGTATTACTACAACTCTGGATGGAGTGACATCACAGGGTCACTGACCATTACAGCAGGGGATGACAACAATTTTCAGTTTGTTACTACGGGAGAAAAGGCTTCTGGTAACAACCGAATGGTTGCTACAAATGGCGTAGATGCCCCTATCGTGTGGGGAGGAACAGGAAACGCTGCTGCGCTGAATCTAGATGGACGCTTTACTACTGCACAATGCGTTGCCTGGTGGGATAACAGACTTTGGCTAGCAAACACCAACGCAAATGATAACAGAGTTTGGCGTTCAGACATATTAGATATAGAAACCTGGGGGGCAACAAATTACTACAACGTAGGCGAAGAAATTACTGCTTTAGTCCCCATGCAAAACTCGTTAGCTATTCATACGAGAAATGGGATTTACACCCTTACTCCTACGGGTAATGCCTCTATCCCATTTCAGCTACAACAACGCACGCAAGCAGGAACCATAGCATCCAGAGCGTGTTTGACGTTGCCTAACGAACGTCAGGTGTTTGTCCGATCTGACGGGGTATATATGTGGGCAGGAAGCGAAGAGATAAACAAGATCTCTTACGCTTTAGACGATGGGTTTTGGCCTGATCTAAATGATGCGCGACTAGAATACATTCACGCACTCTATTACCCTAGCGTCAACGAGGTGTGGTTTTTCATTCCCGAAGGTGGTCAAACAAGAATGAATCGCTGCATCATTTACAATGAACGATTTGATATTTGGTTTGGGCCATATACAGGGTTTGAGCGTGGATGCTCTGCATTGGTAGACAACCTGCCTCACGCAGGTGGGTTTGATGGCAAGCTATATAACATGGTGAGTCAAGTCTACAACGATGAAGGGCAACCTATTGCTTCTGATTTTGTCACTGGTGCACCTGCTCCTGCTGGAGGGGATGTGCGATTACGGTGGCTGTATAGTCGCACATACTTCGATGAAACGGGTGATTACAATCTTCTAATTGTGCAAGAATCTGGTGGGTTGGTTGCTACTTCTACCAATCTAAACTTACAGACAGCAGGGTTTCAATTAGATGTTAGTCAGTTGGATAACGATAAGTTGGGCAGTCTGCGCATGGTTTCAGCAGATTCTGATCTAAGTGGGTATGATGCGCAGTGTAGCTTGCAGTTTGTAAATAACAACAACAACGAATTTTTCAGAATAAGACGCAGCCATATGGTGTATCGTCCTATTGGTCGCGTTAGAAAAAGCACAGCAGGGGTTAGCTAATGGCAACGAGCACTGGAACATTTGGGATTCCAAATGCCTGGATATACAACTCTGGCGCATACAACAATACAAGTGGCACATTAGACCAAAAAAAAGCAAGAGACTATCTGCGTGGACAGCTACCAGACTATACATTTAGCGATCCAGAGCTTGATATATTGGTTGCTGGTAATTACCTCCCTAACGCCCCTGAAACATATCTGACTAACTACACTGCACCATCCGCAAAGGTTGTAGCAGATGGTGGAAGTACTGATGTGAATACTGGTTCTACTGTTGTTGTAGATGAAAAAGTTAGTAGCGGTGCGCTGCCAACAGATTTTCAACTAGATCCTGTTGTAAGCGGTGACGCACCTCCCCCTCCACCCCCTAGCGATGCCCCCCCTCCACCTTCTAGTAGTGGCACTGGAGATTCTGCAGAAGTTAGTGACTCTGTGCTTGGAGGAGGCACGCAAGCGCAAGCTGGCCCATACATAGACCCTAACACAGGTCGTTTTTACGGCACAGGTGGCTCATTTATTGACCCCATAACGGGGCAAATGCAGTTCAATAACTTTAATGCGCCTGTATACGATGCTAACGCTGTTTTCCAACAAAGAGATTTTGGAAGTTACAATGAAATCTTCCCTGTTACGATGTACGGAATGGCACCTGCTCAAACACTGGCTGAGTTGGATCGTATTGGGTTGGGGTTGGATTATGTGCGAAACAATTTAAACCAAGAAGATTTGCAGAAGTGGTGGAACCAAGTCTTTACCCCTTTGTATCAAAACATATTGGGGAGAACGCAAACCACTACAGAGGTTAGCAGTGGTGGGACCGCTAGCCCTTTTTTATCTGGATACAATACGGGCAATTTATTATTCGGCCAAACAGATCCAGGCCAAATGGGACAAGGGTTTGATTTAAGTCAATCGCTCAATTTTGGTTTAGACCCTACCTCTTTTTTAGGGCAAGTATACGGTGGGATTAATCAAATTGGCGATGTAACTGTAAGTCCAGATCAGTTTTCCATAGATCAAGCAGCAACCGAAAAAGCTTTAACAGATCAGCTAGGTCAAATTTTACTAAACCCTGATCAGTTTGGAATAGATCCTGGCACCGCAGAAGCGTTGCGTAACCAGTTAAATATTAGCGTAGGTGCGGATCAGTTTAACCTTGATCCTTACACTAGCAGAAATCTGTTAAGTCAACTAGGTCTGATTGATGTAGGTGCAAATCAGTTTAACGTAAATTCGGATCAAATCCGATCTGCACTTACAGATCGTTTGGGTCAAATACTTATTGACCCTTCACAATTCGCTTTAGGATCACAAGTAGTTCAAGGGGATACTCCAGGTTCATATCAGGTAATTACGCCACAAGACAAACTGTTACAAGATCTAGGTCTAATTGATGTAGGCGCAGGGCAGTTTAGTTTAGACTCAAATGCAGTGCAAGATTATTTGTTGAATCAGTTAGGCGATATAAGCCTTGATCCAAACCAGTTTAGCATTGATTCCAACGCTGCTGACATCTTGCGCAACCAGTTGGTATCGGGCATTGCTCCCATTCTAGCAAGCGATATACGAGTGGACCCCCTGTCCATTGCACAGGACATACGAGGGGACATCACTTCAGGCATTTCTCCGATTACGATACAAGATCTTCAATATGATCCTCTATCAATCGCACAAGATATACGAGGAGACATTACTTCGGGTATTTCGCCTATAGGTCGTGATGACATTGGTCTTGGCGATGAGCAGATAGCAGATCTGCTTGATCCGTTGCTCTCGCGCATTGGCGCACTGCCTGAACAGTTTCAGTCAGGAGCAGGAGCTGAACTAGGGTCTATCATATCAGGCTTAGAAAACAGGTTGTCAGATATTGAAGGATTTAGCGCAGGGGACCAGTTCTTGCGTCCTGAAACTACTGCCGCACAAAACCTGTATGACATACTGTATGGCACAACGGGAGGATCTGGCCCTAGCGGAGGCATTTCAGGGTTTCAAGCTCCTGCAAGCATACAGCAGTTATCGGACCAGGTAGGCACCTTTGGTCCTAATGCTACAGGGCTGGCAGGTCAGATACAAGGACTACAGAATGCGCTAACAAACCTTGATGTGTCTTCACTTAATAATTTGCCTGACTTCCAAAGCTTGATAGGCGATGTGGGGCAGTTGAATGAAGCTACAGCCGCAGGAGTTGAGAATTTAGGTGGGCTAAGAGATGCGCTAGGTGCTTTTTCGCCAGAAGACCAGCAGATCATGGGACTGCTTTTAGATATTCTGGGTCCTGATGGTATTTCCAGTTTAACGACAGAGCAGTTGCAAGGTTTGATTACACAAATCAAATCGGGCAGCACCGCTGCGACAGGTCTAATTGATAACTTGAGCAACTTGCAAGGGGATGCAAACAGGCTAGACCTCTCTAACATTGCAGCTCCAGAAGGCTTAGATGCACTGCTGTCAGGTGTATCTGCATTGCGCAGCGGTTTACCAGAAGCTACTACGGGGCTAGAAGGATTGCGCACGGAGCTTGGATCGTTTAGCACAGACGATATGTCGCGCATGAACACGATTCTTGACCTCTTTGGTTCTGAAGGTATTCGGTCTTTAAATCCAGAAGAATTACGGCAGTTAGGCGAGACATTTGGTTTAACACAGCAAGATCTGTTTAGTCAGTATTTAGGTGATGATTCGCGATTTAATACTGGCATGACAGATATTGAAAAAATCTTAAGAATATTAAACCAACCAGGTGAAACGCCAGTTACTCTTGAACAGATAGAAGAGGCGATACGCAACATTGTGCCAGCAGGGTCAGAAGGACAAGGAGGAAGTATGCCTACGGGAAGCACAGGTGCTGGAGGTGCAAATACAGGCACGACAAGTGCCACTACTTCTGGTTTCTTAAAAACATTAGAAGAAGCACTTACGGGCAAGATCACTGATCAACCAGACATCACATCTGACTATCTACGCTCAGATCCAATTACAGCAAGTTTACTAGCAGATTTACAAGAGTCGCAGCGGCAGCAAGGCCAATCGCTACAAGAGCAGCTACAGCGTTTTGGTGTGATTAGCTCTGGCGATGCGCTACAGGCATTGCCTGAACTTGCCTCTGCCCAACGCAGGGAAGAGTTGGATGTCTTGAGTGATGCGGCTCAACGTATTACAGGCGAACGCCAAGAAGCCCTTAATCAGGGTCTTGATTTAGGTCGAACGCTAACGACCAGGGAACAGGCATTAGGAACGCTGCTTGGAACGGTTGATGGTCAGCAGACGCTAGATAGTAGGGCGATGGACTTAGACATCTTAGCCGCTGCGATTGCTGCGCTTGATCCTAACCTTGACCCAGGGACTAAAGATCCTGCACAGAAAGGTATAGCGATGGCGTTGCTCAAGTTGTTAGGCATGGAAGATGATCCGTTTTTGGCAGATCTGGTAAACGCACTTGGATTGAGAGAATAGGAGACAATCATGTTTGCAGAATTAGCCGCTATTGTTGGTCCTGAACTTTTAAAAGGATTAATAAACAATCGTGCAGAAGCGCAGCAGAAGCGTGAACAGGGGCGCATGGACGCTATGTCTAATTTTCAGCAATCCCTAACAGGAAAGCCTGTTTCAAGGGGTATGGCAGGTCCACCTGGAGGTGCATTAGGCATGGCTCAAGGCATGGCTAATAATCCCATGATGCAGGACAAGCTATTCCAGTTCTTGTTTGGCAATAATTCAGGTGGAGGGCAGAGCGCGAATGCTTCTATGCCGAATCCAGGTGGCGTTCTAACTAAGTATGGTGCAAATACTGCACCTACGATGAATATGCAACCTGGTGCAGCATCTACGCCACAGAATGCAATGGAAAGAAACTTATTTAACAGGCTTAGACTAGGTTAGGATTACATAATGGCTGCATATGACAGTAGATACAATCCTTTCATACGACAATTAGAAGAATTACGTAAATCAAATCCTTCTATAGTTGCGCAAATAGAGAACCGCGCAAACGAGATTTACAAAAATTATTCTGAAGATGAAACGTATAGAAAAGATCGCCTATCTTCTCGTGCGCGTGCTATGGAGCAAGCAGTAAAAGAGTATGTAGATCGCTCTAATACTTTTAGGGAAATAGATAAAAGGCTTGGTACAACGCCAGAGGTAGCAGACCGTGAATTAAGCATGGCAGAAACATCTTCAAGCGATGTGTCTGGATTGATGGACATGCGAAAGGATCGCCTGTTAAAAGTTGAGCCAGACGCTAATTTGCAAAAAACTCCCACGGGAATGTCTGATCAAGAATTGCTTGAACAGATGGCAATGCAGCAGTTAGAAATAGGAGATTACGAGAAAGAAGAAAAAAGGATAAATGATCTTTTTTCTGAAGAGCTTAGTTCACTTGGTCCAGATACGTATCAAGAGGGATTTACTGAGACTCAACCAGATGAATATTACTACGACCTCCCTGGCCCTAGAAGGAAATTTAAAGAGCAAACGCTTAGTCCAGACAATGGCGTGAGCGATGAAGAAGTAGAAAAAGTTGAAAGCGAAACGGACACAATACCTGAACGTCCTGATGCGTTTGTAGAAGAAGATACAGATACGATTGATGAAGATGTCGATGCGTTTGTGGAAAAGTTTTTAGTTGAAACAGCGTATGATGACCCCCCTACGTTGGATACGCAGGGTCTTGAGCCACAATCTAGAATCTTATCTACTTTGAGGAAATACGGCCCTGCCATCATGCAAGCATTGGGGGCAGGTGGCGAATCTTATTTTGATAGCAGGGCAGTAGGGAAAGCCAATAAAGCGAATCGAAGATCGCAAGCACGTGCTAACCTTATCAACGCTTTGTCGCGTGGTGGTGGCGCAAGAGGGGCGCAAGTTGCCCCTGAAAAGGGCGTAGGGTCTGCTTTGTTTAAAAGCCTATCGGGGCTTGGCAAAGGATTAGAGGTGCAACGGGAAGCACAGGAAACAAATGAATATAGAAGAAAGCAACAGGAATTAGCTGAAAGAAGACTAAGTAGAGATGAAGCACGTGCAGAAAAATTAGAAAAAACAAAACAAGCAGAAACACAACTTAGAGAATATAAAAGAGAAGCAGATGTATTGATGGGTGTAATAGAATCCGCAGCAACATCTGGAGCTTTAAATTCTAAAAATTTTGAACAGTGGCTAAGTAGTTCGCCATCAGTTTCCAAAATATACAATAACTTGCCAAAACAGTATCAAGATTTATTGCGTGCAGGAGCATCTGGTGCTGTGTCTAATGCAGAACCAGGTGAAGCAACAAGCCTGACTAACACTGTAAACATATTAGAAGATCAATACAACACATTAGATGATCCTGGTGAGTTTTTCTCAGGTTTCTTGTTTGATGCGTATAGTTTTGTTGGTGAAAAATTTGCTAGCAGAATGCTGCCAGGGGAATCAGTTTATGAAAGTATCGCAGACGCTTTTACTATTCGTTTAGCATCTGCATTTAATGATGGTAGACCTTCAAATGCAGATGCCGCTGCTGTGGCTAATTTACTTCCAAGATTGGGCATGGGAGAAGAAGCAAACCGTCAAAAGTTCGCTATCCTAAGAAAATTAGCTGATTTTGCAAAATTTGCAGCAAACAAAAACTTTAAAATACCAGGGGCTAGTGATGGGTTGATTTCTAGCGGTCTTATAACTCCTGACGGCAATGTGGATGTGGAAAAATTAGAAGAATACCGCAGGGAAATTGAAATGTCTACCCCTTCCGCAAATGCTCAAACTTCAAGTGCCTCTACGAATACGAGTGGCAATAGTTGGGCAGACGGGGATCTATAATGAAAACATTCAATGACTACGAAGGATTAGGCAAAGCTCTTAAACAAGCGAACCCGCAAAAGTTTGGTGCTTATGAAGATGATAAAATGCTTGGGTATCGGTATGCGCGAAAGAATCCAGATAAGGTGCGCGTTAAAGGATTCGTTGAAGCTTACCAAACTCAAGATTTTGACGTAGGAGAAATTGCTTCCAATTTACTTCCAAGTACGGGGGAACTTGCATTAGATACCGTTAAGGGTGCGGCAGATATTGTTGGGCAAGTTTTTGATCGTGACGTATCTGTTTTGAAATCGTTAGCTAGTTTAGCAGGTGGTGGAGCTGATGTATTGGGGCGAAAGGTAGGACTAGACCTAGATCTTGGCACTCAAGAGGCTGAAGATATGGCAAGCCTTATGGGTGAAGAGGTTGCCCAATCTTTAACTCCTGCACGCATCAACAAGGACCCTGCTACAGCACTAGCTAACGCTGCACTGGCTGTATCTGGTCCACTGCGCGGTGCTGCGCTAGGAGCTAGAGGTGCGGCTGGTTTATCAAAAAGCGGTGCGTTGGGTAAGGCAGCAAGTGGATTAGGAAAAGTTGCTGATTACGCAGACAAAGCAGATCCTATCAATTTGGCAGCATCAACAACAACTAAATTGGGAAGAAAAGGTGTTGATAAGGTTAAATCAGGGCTAAAGTCTATTACTCGTTCTGATAAAAGTCTTGGCTCAGAGTATGTAGATGAGTTTTTTGGCTTTCCTACTTCGGCAGGAGGTAGAGCCGTATCTGAGCTTAGAGACTTAACAGAGGGGGGCAAGGGTAGTGAATTGCGTAAGTGGCGCAATATGGAACGAGGGGAACTTTACGACAAATTATTTAACGAAACAGCCAATGCTGTAAAAGCAGTCAACAAAAAAGCTGAACAAGCTTACACAAAGGCTATGGCTAGCTTGCGTCCATTAATGGAAAAAGATTACCCGCAAATGGACCAACTTAAATCTAGCGTTATTCAGTCGTTAAAAGATGAGTTTGGTGACGGCATTAAAATAACGCCTGTAACACGCAAAGCTAATTTTAAAAAGAATGTAACTGATTTTGCTGAATCTCCTCAAGAAAAAACTGTGTATTCTGGATACACTGTTTCATTTGGCGATGGATCAGGAGTGCTTCCTGAATATCGCAGTCAGATAAGCAAAGAAATAGAAGAAGTTCTTAATTGGGGCAATAAATCAGGAACTGACATCCACGATTGGCGTAAGGCGTTAGATAAAAACATAAGTCGCATGCCTGGTCCTACGGATTTTAGGGGAGACACTACGCCAAGTGCTGCGGCATTTACAGCAAGAACTACTTTACGTAAAGCTCTTTCAAGTAATCTAAAAAGAACTTACGATGGGAATGATCCTAATGGTCCATATTCTAGGGCAATGGCTGAATATCACGATATAGCTGATTTGCAACGTGATATGTCAAACATATTTAGTGTATCAGGAACTAATTTTGATAAAGTAAAAAAAGAAACCATCGTAGCTGAATTAGCAAATTCGTATAACCCCAATGCGCGTCAATATTCTAGACCTGACTTGTTAAAAAAGTTAGAGAAGTATTCGGGTAACGAAAATGTTCGCACAGGGGTTGTGGCAGGAATTTTTAATCCTTTTGTGTCAAAAGGATTAGCTCAACGGTCTGAGTATGCTGGCTTGTTACGCGCTCTTGCAACGGGTGCTGCTGGTGGTTTCCTATTTACAGGCGAACCAATTATTGCAGCAGTTGGCGCACTTTCCGCAGTGCCACTTCAAGCACTTTATAACCCTCGCATTGCTTCCGAAGTCATAATCCGAAAATCAGCCCCTCAAGCAAGGGGGAACCTTCGGAAAGCAAATGATTTGTTAAGTGGTTGGTTTTCAGGATTGCCTAAAGAGGCTAAAGATTTTATCAAGCAACTTCCTCCCAATACACCATTGCAACGTGGCTTAGAGCGATTAGCAAGCGAATACGGTTTACAGTTGACTGATGTAAATGCAGAGGAAGGAACGAAAGGGCAACGCAGGTTGCTTAAAACATTGGGCAGTGCAGGAACTCCGAATCCATCAAGGTGATGTAAATGGCAACGTATAGTCGAGTAAAAACATTTGTAGCAAACGAAACGCTTACGGCAAGCGACTTGAATGCTGAGTTCAACAATATTATCACAAACACAAACAGTGGTAATTTGAACTCAGATAACGTGTCTACCAGCTCTGCATGGACCTGGACAGGGTATCATACCTATTCCACTAGTTCGCGCATTGCTCTGTCAGATGACATCTACATGACGTTAGGCAACGCTACGGATGGAGATTATCGTGTGCGTTACAATGCGACAAGCACCGCATTGGAGATAATGTCAACCGATTCTGATGGAGCTGGAACGGATGCTGTTGTCTTAGACATACAAGATGGAACTGACGATCTACGACTGCGAGGTGGGTTTTCTACGGATAACAATACAGCACCTACCTCTGGTATTGTTACAGGCGGTAATATCGTATCGGATACAGATAGCACCGATGACCTGGGGACAACATCTGTTAGATGGGCGAACCTGTATGTAGACGCTGCAACGATTACTAACAATCTGACTGTAGGTGGGACACTTACTCTCACGGGTGGATTAACCCTTAACGGCAATGTTACTGTAGGCGATAATGCTAGTGATACGCTTACTATAAATAGCACAATTACTAGCAATCTTCTTTTTACAGATAATACATATGATATAGGCGCGAGTGGTGCTACACGCCCTCGTGACCTGCATCTAAGCCGCAACGCAGTAATGGGCGGCACGTTAGGCGTAACTGGCCTCATCACAGCTACAGGTGGCGTAAGTGGTGCATTGACAGGTAACGTGACGGGAGATGTCACAGGAGATCTGACAGGGAATGTAACCGGAAACGTCACAGGCAACCTAACAGGCGATGTCACGGGAAATATCAGCGGCAACGTAACAGGCGGCACGATCAGTGGCACTACGGGAACCTTCAGCGACGATCTGACGGTAGGGACAACGGATCTGATTGTTGATGTGTCGGCTAATAAGGTCGGTATCGGTGCGGCTCCCACTGAGGAGTTGGACATACAGGGCAGTGGCGCAACGCAGACAATTCGTTTGATCCGCACAGATGCGTCTACCGCAGGTGGTATTACGATTAACAGTGCGAACGCCAGTAACTCCGTATATAACACAATAGCAAAAGATTTGGTTCTATCAGCCGATAACGGTGCAACGCAGACCAAACTGCACGCAAATGGTGATTTTTCGGTAAACACCTCACAACTATTTGTTGACCAAAGCGCATCTCGCGTTGGCATAAATAACAACTCGCCAGCGACCCCATTACATGTCAAAGATGCTTCAACTGCGTATGTAATGGCAGAGACAACAGGGACAAGCACAAGCGCAGGGTTTCGACTAAAGGGCGATGCGTCTGCGGATTATACCATTTTTACAACGCAGGGCGTTGGCAATTTTGGCATATATGACAACGCAAATACAGCGCAACGACTCACGATTGATACGAGCGGCAACATGGGATTGGGCGTTACGCCCAGTGCGTGGCATAGTTCGTACAGAGCATTGCAGGTTAATGATAGCGTCCTATACAATGACGGTGCGGGTAACACGTTTGTCGGCAGTAATTTTTATTGGGATGGGTCAAACTATAAATATATCAATACTGATTATGCGCCAGCTTATGGACAGGTGAGTGGAGAGCATCGCTGGTATACAGCGGCATCTGGCACAGCAGGTAATAATGTTTCGTTTACGCAAGCCATGACGCTGACATCGGCAGGTCTGCTCGGATTGGGAACGTCCTCGCCATCTTCATATTTTGCAGACGCTCGCAATTTAGTCGTTGCTTCAAGTGGTAATGGTGGGGTGACGATAAAATCTGGAACAACTTCTACGGGTAATATCTTTTTTGCGAACGCTGAGGCGTCTGCGGCAAACAATGGCATAATACAGTATGACCACAACACCAACGAATTTGCATTTAATAATTACGGTAGTAATCAGTTTTACAGTTTTAGCATACAGGGCAGCGAAAAACTCAGATTAGATGCTACTGGATTGGGCATATCAACGACCTCACCAAAAGGTCTTGTCGATATAGCTGCCGCAGGTCGCAATGCCGCAGGTGATATATCTGACGTTGATGATTATGCGCTCGTTATTCGATGCTCAAGCACTACGAACGAGGGTAACGGGATAGCGTTCACAAACGACAGTGCGCAAGTGGTGGGCGGTGCGATTATCCATCAAGATAAAGGATCGGCCAACACTGGCGATCTGGTTTTCTACACGCGAGACACTGGCGGCAATGTCGATGAGGCGATGCGGATTGACAATTCACAACGACTGATTGTCGGCACTAACGGCGTAGCAGGTGATACGTTTAACGTATCCAACGGTGGTGCCGAACAGTTAGAAATCGGCACATCATCGGGTTACGCTAATTTCCAGTCGTACAACCGATCTGGATCAGCATATATAGCGACAGAGTTTAGAGCGTCTGAGATTCGGTTTGATACTGGTAGTAGTCCAGCGGAGCGCCTCCGCATCACAAGCGATGGCGATCTGCTTATTGGCGAAACTACCAACCAGATAGCGCGTGTGTATGCTAAAACGGGAACTGTAGGTGATTACGCCATTTATGGCATAACGACAGATAAGAATCGTGGTCCAGCATTTTTTAACAACACGAGCGGCACATTCGATTCCATAATGCTGCAATTATATGCAACGCGAGCGGCTACTAATGGGTATGATTTTTGTCGTTTTAACAGCGGTAATGGTGCGGATCTTGAATTTAGATTTAGGGGCGATGGCGAGGCGTATGCTGACGGAGCGTGGAACGGTAGCGGTGCTGACTATCAAGAGTATTTTGAGTCACAATCTGGAAATGCGGCAGAGGTGGGACGCACTATTGTATTAGATGGCGATAGAGTCAGATACTACAACGCAGGCACGGACAGCACGGACGACATCATGGGGGTTACGCGACCACAGGAAGACAACAAAAACAGCGCAGTGGTTGGTAATACGGCGTGGAATCACTGGACAGACAAATATCTGACGGACGATTGGGGTGTCTATCTGCGCGAGGATGTGACTGTCTGGACATACACAGACGAAGAAGGCAATGAGTTTGCTGTATATGAGCGCGATGAATTAGCCAAAGATCCGAACTGGACACCACCAGAGGGCGCAACGTCATCGACTCAATCTGTTCGCAAACTCAACCCCGACTACGACGAGTCG